ACCTGAATAGTGTGGATTCGATACGTTGTTTGATAAGGGTCTGACCACCGCCAACCGTTGCTGTCCTCTCCCAGTTGCACTACCTTATACCGGCTCCCACCGTAAATGATAAAATCACCAATCTTCGGCTCGAACACAAGCTCCTCAGCGTTAATCAGGAAGTCCCACACTCTGCTGCCGACGGTGTGATTCTCTTGCGTCAACGCCTCGAACTGTGTTGAGCCGAACGTCGCGTTAACCGTATACATCTGACTATTATGATAATACTTAACTTCATCGCATAAATGCTCTACACGCTTTTCATCAAGCCATTCGACACCATCGCGAAGCATGTTACTCATAGACCAGCCTCCTCAAGCAGCATCTTCACCACGCCGCCTTGTGCAAACTCGTCGCGGTTCCACTGCCTGCATGCCAGCCATTGCAGGTATCTATCGACACTCTCCTGCGTCGGACACCAGCCGCTAATCATCGCTTCGATGTCTTGCGCCAGTGTAGCTACTGTAGCTTGCCGCACTGCACCGGCAATGATGCCGAGAAACGGCCCGAACGCAAGAACCGGCACACCCTCAGTCAATGCTTCGTTTGCTGCATTACTGTTGATAGTGATAACAAACGATGCACCGGCCAACGCTTCCTGCAAGCCGACACCGTGTCCACTTGTGTTGTATCGATTGCGAGCATCTTCGCTCAACGGCAGTTGCGGTAGTGTGATGCGCGCCCTGTTCGGCTTGCTCCGATATTGCGGGTGTGGCCGAAAATAGCATTCCACGCCTTCCGGCAATGCCCGCGCTACGTGCTGCATCAACGGAATCGGACCTTGCACCTCACTGACGAGTAACTGCGTGTCGTTTGGCGTTTGCCCGATAACCAGTATGTAGCCTTCTCGCTTTTGCATCGGCTTGATGCTGGTAAACTGTTTCAGCCTATTGGTGTCTGGTGGCGGTTCTGTCAACTGGTGCCGCCACGATGCCCAGTGTAGTATGCCTTGGTAGTCGGCTTGTATGTATTTCTTGCGGTCAAAAAATCCGTTCTCTAATCTGATGCACGGTATATGTAATTCATCACATTGCGAAACAAGTGGCTGCATCTTGTCTCGGTAACCATTCCACAACACTACAATACTCGGTATGCCGCTGCATAAGGATAAGGTGTTCTTGCCATGCGGAACAAGTTCGGCTTTGTAACCGTTTGCCGCTAACCCTTTTGCAATTGCAACAAATATACTGCCATCACTATAAGTATATTTTGTTGGCACTACAACCGCTGCACACCGGCTGCCGTTACCATAAGTTGCTATTGATTTATTAGTCTCTGCTGTTTCGATTCTATCACCGTATTTCCACGCCCACAAGTGCATAGCAAACGGAAGCCGACCGCCGGTAGCAGGCAACAGCTTCCTGACAAGTGTCAGGTCGCCGCCGTTTACACAGTGTCGATATACCTTGTCTGACCAGTCTGGCTTGACGCCGTTAAACCATGCTTCACCGGCTATGATAAACTGCGTTTCGTCTTCTTTTACCATTGCTGTAAACAACGACGGCCCGTATGCTATACGTTTGTCGCTGTTGATAGATAAGACACGCTGCTTGATCGTCTGCCACTGCTCGCAGTTTTCACCACACGCTATAACCGCGTTTCCCATAAATTGAGGATTAGTTCGCTGCCATGCCTCTGCAAGAAATATCTTATCGCCTTGCAGGTCATATGCCTTAACGATGTCATCAACAGGCCTGAACGGCCAGTAGTCAACATCGAAATACCAACCGCCATGTCGCTCTAACACCGAGTAGCGCAGGAGGTCTGCTTTGCTGCTGGTGTCTGTTAATTTGTCAAAGAGCACCCGGTATCCCGGCAGTAGTGACGATTCGTCGTGTAGCCGGATTTCGTATTCTGGATTCAACCGGTGGAACTCGGCAATGTTGCGTTGCGCGTATTCCGGCAATGGCTTATCGCTTATCCAGACGAAATGTATGGTGCGTGGAATCAACTGTTGAGCCTCCGACAATAGTGATAACATAGGGGCTATATTTCAAGCCCCTATGCTGTGATGATTACGCTATGCCTACGACGGCAGAAGCGGTACCGAATACCAGTCTGTCGTGTCATACGCAACCAGCAGACAGCTGGTGTCGGCTGCAAGCGTCAACGAGCCAGTGGTCGCCGTACCGCCGTTGATTTTATCCGATGCTCCCGGATACACCTTCAGGTTGGATGATTCGGCATTCTTGAGGATGCATTGCATACCGGCAACTGCCGAAGGCAGAATCACACCCTTGGTGCCATCAGCGGCAGTCACGAGTGTGAAACCTTCCGTCACGGCAGCAGCATCAGTGTTGGCCGAGCCGTCAGCCGCAACCGTTGCCGTCGGGATGCGCGGCATCTTGCCGAACGTAACGTCGGTAGCGTTGGTCTCTGCAATTTTGATGCCGGCACCAGTTCCGCCATTGGCTGCACCGGTATCGATCTCCACTGCTCCGGCTGTGCCGGATGTGCCTTCGGATTCGCCGGACGTGATCACGGTCGTACCGCCGTCTCCGGTACCGGCACCTGCACCGCCGGCAACGGTAGCTGCACCGCCATCGCCGTTGGTGTCTCCGCCAGTTCCGCCAGTAAGATTAACAGCACCGCCATCCGCGTTTGTGTCTCCACCGGGTCCGCCGGTGACACCAGCCGCGCCGCCTGCGCCGGCTCCATCGCCGTCTCCACCAGCGATTGGCACCGCTCCACCGGCGCCGCCGTCGGCACCAGCCAAACCGGTTATGCCGAGCGAGGCGTCCGAACCGGTAATGTCGTCAGCGGTTACGCTGCCGGCAATCGTGGTTGTGCGCTTTGCAGCGGTGAGCAACACACGTACTGTAGTATCACCAGTAGCTGCATCTTCCACCGCTATACCCATCAGGTTTGCACCTGACGCGGAACTCGTAGCCGCACCGCTGCCTGCGGTGCCGTCCTCTGGATCGCCAGTGGAATTCCAGTAGACTGCATCGCCTGCGGTGAATGTGCTGTCGTTTTTGACGACATCATAAACGCCGCCTTTGCACAATGCACCGAGTTCGCCATCTTCAATGTCATACCTTGCAACCATCGGAATCGTTCCGACGTTTACAACTTCACCGGCGTCGACATCCGCATCCGGCGTGTAGTCGATTGCTTCACCTTCTTGTACAAACTTCGCCTGAAAACTCATGTTGAAATCTCCTATTTAATGAATGAACCTTGTGTCAGTTTTGAAACCGATGATTATGCACCCGCGCTTTTAACACCAGCACGGTGTTCTTGCATGTTCACGCCGAAATCGAAATACCCACGCATCTGGATACCGAGTTGATTAAAATCGGCGTCCGCCTGCTCGACTGTCGGCTGCTCTACGCCATTGAGGAACACGACCTCGATAGTTGCCATATCCGCCGGATTCGCAAGCAGATACCACGCGGTCGTGCTGTGGCCGGTGTATGCCGAGTTGCTCAGGTAACTGGAACGCACAATGCTGAACTTGCCAGCATGCGGATTCTGCGTCATGTACTTCGTGCTGGAAGTAGTATCACGAACCTCAGTGCTGTTCATCAAGTTACTGGCCGTTACGTTCAGTGCGTTCGGCACAAGCAGTATCGCCGGGCTCAAGCCGAGCGGATTGCCATCCGGGTCTGTCTGGTTCAGGAAAAGCAGTTCCGCAGCCGTCAAGCCAGCTATCGTAAGAGCCGAACCTGTACCGCTCGCGTAGTTGCTATTGCCAGCGGCAAAAAAGGCGCTGTTGTCCATGAACTCAGTCCAGAACGCCTTATTCAGAGCAAGTGCTGCACCGCGTCCAATCCGGCGAGGAACCTGATTCAGTGCGCCGAGATCGTCGTTGATGATCATCTTTCGCGTAATCGCAAACATACGCCCGTAGGTGTTGGCCTTGTTCGTATATTCTTCTTCATCAACGGTGTCATGTTTCAGTTCACCATCCGGGCCGACCTGCTTAAACTCGAAGTCGCCGGTCAGTGCGTATTTGGCATGCGTTTTGAAATCGCTTACCGGAGCAATTCCGCAGATTTGTCGCCAGCCATCTTCAACCACCATGAACGCTTCCATAATGGACTTGTTCGCGACGTTACTTAGAATGCCGGAAAGAGAGGCAGTAGAGAAACCTGCTGCGAGCAGTTCGCGAATGCCTGCATCGCCTTTCGGAAACGTTCTACTAATGTAGCCGTTCTGCCATGCTGCGTAGAGCAGAAGTTCCTGCAAACCGAGCCGACCGCGAAACTGCTTGTGTGCAGCTTCCATTACCTTGGCGTCAAACTCGGCCTTGACCTTAGTCGATTCGCAGAGTGCAGCTTCAAGCACCTGCGGCCCGGTATCAGGTGTCGACACGTGAACCGCAACGTTAGTCGGCCGGCTCGCGCGCAAGACTTCCAACTCGGTTTTTGTCGCGTCCCAATCTTCTTCAATAGCTTTTGCCAGAATGTCAGGATGCTCGGCGGCGAGTTTTGACACCGCAGCAATTCGCTTTGCTTCAGCAGCGGCTTCAATTCGCATCTGCGCCTTGATGTCTACCGTGCCGGTCGACGCTGTTACTGTGGTCGGCTTTTCCGGTTCTTTCGGCTTCGGTTCCGTCTTCACCTTTTCCGCTTCAAACTGTGCCTTAAGCTCTTCGAGCTTACCATCTTCGAGATTGCCGGGCTCATAGTCTTTGGCAATCAACCATGCGTTGAATTCCATAGTGGTCTCCTTTAGTTGTGCTGCTATACTCACAGATGTGTTAAAATCAGCACCAAAATCTACGAAAGATATCTCATATAACAATGATTTGGTTACAACCACAGTCGGCCCATCAAACTGTTGACCATTGACTGTAACCTTGACACCGTCTCCAATGTACTCTATATCATTCACTCGCGCGCCGATACTTGCTTGCCAAGGAAATCCATTTTTCGATGATGTGATAACTTCCTTAGCCCACGATGTGCCGCGCGAAATAATACCTTCTGCCGTCAGTTGCGATTGAGTCTTTTTGACCGATGTTGTGTGGCCGATGCCACGATCCGAGTTATGTGATTGCCGTACTGGTATTCGTTGTATCGGTATTTCCATACCAGCGAGGTCGATTATGACCTCAATACCGATGTTCGATGGTATCATTTTGCCGCCGTTATAGGCGACCATTGAGAACGTCGGCACCTTGCTTTCATCGGCTGCCGCTTCGATGATTGCCGGTTCAGGTGCAGTTAAATGAATGAACTCTGGTTTATTCATCTTCTTCATCGTTTTCCTCGATGTTTATTGGCTCTTGTATCAAACCCAGGCTAAGCAGCTTTTCCTGCTCACGTGCCCGCTGTTCGATTTCGACTTCCCAATCCTTTCCTTGCTGCGCGTATTCAAACGCAAGCGTAGTTGTGCCGCTTGCAAGACGCACAGCCTGAGCGTTTGCCTCTTTGAGCGGATCGACGTGCTCAAAACCATCATAAAACCATTCATGCTTACGAGGCAATGTTCGCATCATTGCAAACTCAGATAGCAGCATTGCTTCATCAAGCCAAGCATACAGGATGGTATCAAGCACTACGTTAGCAAGGTCTTCACGTTCAACCTTTAATGTCTTGAAGTAGTTTTGGAAATCGAGTTTACCAGAGGCAAAGTTGCTATCGCTGCTATCGCCGGCTGCAACGTTGTACGGAATGTTCATACATCGAGCGATTTCCATCAGCTTGCACCGCACAAACATCTCATACATCGTAGTTGGCTGCTCAGCGCGCGCTTGTGACATCTTGTAGCCATACGGCAGTGTCATTAGCGTGTTTTTCTCGATGCCAAGCGTCTCAAATGGACTGGCGGTATCTGCGTCTGCTTCCGCCGGCGCGAGCGATTCGAGAAACAAGGCAATCGAGGCCGCCGTTTCTGCCGATGCGATTACTGCATTGGTGTAACGACGGAGTTCTGCAAACAATTCAATAGACGGTGTGATTTCCGGTATACCTCGATGCTGATCCGGTCTGTCTGCCCGATACCAGTGCATTACCACCGAGGCCGGATATTCATCGTAGCCGCCCCACCAGCCTACATCGCCCGGATGGCTTCGTAGTATTACATATCGCTCAGGATTGCCGTATGCATCATAATAGATACCGTCAACTTCATTGTCAGATGGTATCTGTAACATCTTGTTGCTTGTAACGCGGTCGCATTCCACTAACTGCACATCGAGCTTGACAGAATGCTTGATACCTACATTGTTGGTCAAGACAGCAAACACTTCACCGTCAGTAATTTTGGCTTGCGCCATAGTTCGGAGCTTGTGGCCGAGCCGAACTTTGCGGCACCAGTCGCGGAATGACGCCTCGATTCGCATGTTGGCATCTGGATTCTCAGTCTGCATTTGCAGGCGTGGAATCGTACCGATCAAGTTGTAGGCCAGTGTCAACACCATGCCTTTGGCATAGCTGTTGTTAGCAACCTCATACCGTGCCTTTTTGCGTAGCGTTTTCCGCACGTCGGGCGAAGCGGCTGTATCGGCGCTGAGTATATCGGCATTCGCAAAATGATTTGCATTGTGCGTACCGTTCTGAGCAGCGTCGTATTTAGCTCGCAGACTAATGAA